GTTCTTAAAAACGGTATAAAATATCCCGGCAATGAACATATTGGAGCTTTTGGCTGTGACCCTTATGATATATCGGGTACAGTAGATGGTAGAGGATCAAAAGGTTCTTTGCATGGTCTTACAAAGTTTAGCATGGAGGATGCGCCTCCAAATGCTTTTTTCTTAGAGTATGTAGCTAGACCTCAAACAGCTGAGATGTTTTTTGAAGATGTTTTAATGGCTTTAATTTTTTATGGTATGCCATTACTTGCTGAAAATAACAAGCCAAGATTATTATACTATTTAAAGCGTAGAGGTTATCGCGGTTATTCAATGAACAGACCTGATAAAACATATAATAAGTTATCTGCGACAGAAAAAGAAATCGGAGGTATACCAAATTCAGGTGAAGACATTAAACAAGCGCATGCAGCTGCAATAGAAAGTTATATACAAAAGTACGTAGGAATCAAGGAAGACAATGAATATGGCAACATGTACTTTAACAGAACACTTAATGACTGGGCTAAGTTCGATATAAATAAAAGAACATTATTTGACGCGGCTATTAGTTCAGGTTTAGCAATAATGGCGTGTAATAGACACATGTATGCGCCAACACAAGAAAGAACAACCACAAAATTAAATTTTGGTTTTAAAAAATACAACAATAAAGGGTACACTTCAAAAATAATAGAATAGATGTCGAAAATATTACCAAAAGGTATATTCCCTAGCCAAGCGGTTGAGGATGCTGTAAAAGCTAGTCCAGAATATGGTCTTGAAGTAGCCAACGCTATAGAAAGCGAATGGTTTAAAAGAGATACAGGTTCTGTTAGCTATTACGCTAATAGAGATAATTTTCATAGGCTAAGGTTATACGCCAGAGGTGAACAGTCTATACAAAAATACAAAGATGAGTTGTCTATTAATGGCGATTTATCTTATTTAAATTTAGACTGGAAACCAGTACCAATCATACCTAAATTTGTGGACATCGTTGTAAATGGTATTGGTGAAAGGATGTATGACATTAAAGCATATTCTGAAGATCAATTTTCTATAAAAAAGAAAACTGATTATGTTAATGCTGCTTTAATGGATATGTATGCTTTTGATGAAAAGCTTAATATACAACAAACTTTAGGTGTAAATACATTTAATCTACCTGTTCAAAATATACCTGAAAACGAAGAAGAGCTTCAACTACACATGCAGCTTGACTACAAGCAAAGTATTGAAATAGCTGAAGAGCAGGCGATAAATAACGTTTTTGATTATAACAAATACGATTTACTTAAGAAAAGATTAGATTACGATTTAGTAACTATTGGTATAGCTTGTAATAAAACAAGCTTTAATACTTCTGAAGGTATTAAAATTGATTATGTAGATCCAGCAGATATCGTTTACTCTTATACAGAGTCACCATATTTTGATGACATTTATTATGCTGGAGAAATTAGAAGAGTAAGTGTTGTTGATTTAAAAAAGCAATACCCAGAACTAACAGATGATGATATTAAAGAAATTGAAGGTACTGGTAGTAATGCTTTGCTTTACAATAGAACCTACGCTTATTCTGACGCTGAAGATACTAACCACGTATATGTACTTTATTATGAGTACAAAACATATCAGAACCAAGTATATAAAATCAAAGAAACGTCTACTGGCGCACAGAAGCCAATTAAAAAAGACGACTCATTTAATCCTCCAAAAGATGCCCGATCTCGTTTTGAAAAAGTAAACAGATCTATTGAGGTATTGTATGAAGGTGTAAAAATTATAGGATTAAATAAAATACTTAAATGGCAACTAGCTGAAAACATGACAAGACCTAAGTCAGATACGACTAAGGTTAACATGTCTTATAATATCGTTGCTCCTCGCATGTATAAAGGTAAGATTGAATCTTTAGTTAGCCGTATGACTACGTTTGCTGATATGATTCAATTAACTCACCTTAAATTACAACAGGTGATGTCTCGTATGGTACCTGATGGTGTTTATCTTGACGCTGATGCTATTGCTGAGATTGATCTTGGTAATGGTACAAACTATAATCCACAAGAAGCGCTGAACATGTATTTTCAAACAGGTTCGGTTATTGGTAGATCAATGACACAAGACGGTGAATTTAATCACGGTCGTATGCCTGTTCAAGAGCTACAGTCTTCTAGTGGTAATCAAAAAATATCTAGCTTAATTAATTCTTACAATTACTATCTACAAATGATACGTGATGTTACGGGATTAAACGAAGCAAGAGACGGTAGTATGCCAGACAAAAATTCTCTTGTTGGTTTACAAAAATTAGCTGCTGCTAACTCTAACACTGCCACTAGACACATATTACAATCAGGTTTATACATTACTTTAAAAACCGCAGAAAACATTTCACTTAGAATATCTGATGTATTAGAATACTCTAATACTAAAAATGCTTTTATAAATGGTATTGGTAAGTTTAATGTTGGTACTCTTGAAGAAATAGCAGATTTACACCTGCATGATTTTGGAATATTCTTAGAGTTAGCGCCTGATGAAGAAGAAAAACAATTACTAGAAAATAATATTCAAGCAGCATTACAAAGAGATCAGATATATCTTGAAGATGCTATTGATATTAGAGACGTTAAAAATATAAAGCTAGCTAATCAACTGCTTAAAATAAGAAGAAAGAAAAAAGCAGACAAAGATAGAGCTATGCAGCTTGAGAATATTCAAGCACAGTCAGAGTCAAATGCTAGAGCCGCGCAAGAAGCTGCTCAAGCTGAAATGCAAAAAGAGCAAGCGCTTACACAAAGCAAAGCTCAATTAGAACAATTAAAGGCTCAGTTAGAAATACAAAAACTAGAAAAAGAAGCTGCAGTTAAAAAAGAACTTATGTATCATGAGTTTGAATTAAACATGCAACTTAAACAAGTTGAATCGCAAGTGATTAAAGATAAAGAAAGCTTTAAAGAAGATCGTAAAGATAAACGAACTAAAATTCAAGCTTCTCAACAATCAGAACTAATAGAACAAAGAAAAGGAAATACAGGTCCTAAAAACTTTGAGTCTGCAGGTTTTGATACACTTGGCGGTTTTGGTTTAGAACAGTTTGAGCCAAGATAAAAATCTAAAAATTTATATTATATCTTATTATGGAAGAACCAATTAAAGTAAATCTTTTGAATGATGAAACTCCATCTATTCAAGAGAGAGAAGAAACAGTATTAGAAAACGCTGGTGTTAAAGTTAATGACGACGGTGTTTTTAAAGTCGATTTAAGAAACAAAGAAGAAGATGCCGTTCAAGAGCAAAGCACAGATGAGGTATCTGTTCGCGACGAACCCGAAGCTAGCCAAGAAGTGGGCGAAGAAGTACGGGGTACCGAAGAACCTACCGAAGAAAAAGAAGAAGAACAAGTAGTTGAACTAATAAAAGAAGAAACAGATGCCGAGTTGCAGCAGCAAGAGCAAGAAGTCAATGGCCAAGAAGTCAATGAAGAAAAGCTCGTACAAGAAAAAGAAGAAGTAAGTCAACCACAAGTTGAGTTGCCTGTTGGAGTAGAAAAGTTAATTGACTTTATGAAAGAAACAGGTGGATCATTGGAAGACTACGTACGTTTAAATACTGATTATTCAAGTATTAACGAAGAAAATTTGCTTAAAGAATATTACAAGCAAACAAAATCACATCTTGATAATGATGAAATTGACTTTTTAATTGAGGACAATTTTACTTATGACGAAGATATAGACAGCGAGCGAGATATAAAAAGAAAAAAGCTTGCTTACAAAGAAGAAGTTGCAAAAGCTAGAAACTTCCTTGATGGATTAAAGACTAAGTATTACGACGAGATCAAAATGAGATCTAATGCTAGTCCAGATCAATTAGAAGCTATAGACTTTTACAATCAATATAAACAAGAACAGGAGCAGATGACTGTTCAACAGCAAAAAGTCGCAGAACACTTTGCAAAACAAACTGACAGTGTTTTTAATCAAGATTTCAAAGGTTTTGAATTTAAAGTTGGTGAAAACAAGTACAGATACAATGTTAAAGATGTTCAGAGTGTTAAACAAGCTCAGAGTGACATATTAAACACGTTTAAGACGTTCTTAGGCGAAGACAATATGTTAAAGGATGCTTCAGGTTATCACAAAGCATTATTTGCTGCTAGAAATGCCGATCAAATCGCTAACCATTTTTACCAACAAGGACAAGCTGATGCTATTAAAAAGCTAGAAGCAGAGTCTAAAAACATTAACATGGATCCTAGAAAATCAAATAGCGGTGTTGTTGATGCTGGAGGTACTAAAGTTAGAGTTGTGTCAGGCGATAATTCATCTGGATTAAAAATTAAACTAAAAAATTACTAAAAACTAAAAACTTACAAAAATGGCTAATAATGCTGCAAGTTTTGCGTTAGGAACTAGTGGACTAATCACTCCAGCGCAATCAAAAATGACTACTATTAGTAGTTATCTAGACATTCGTACCGATGGTTGGGCAAAACAATACCTACCTGAATTATACGAACAAGAAGTAGAGAAATACGGAAACAGAACTGTATCTGGATTTCTAAGAGTTATCGGAGCTGAAATGCCGATGGCTTCAGATCAAGTTATTTGGTCAGAGCAAGGTCGTCTTCACCTAGCTTATGAAGGACAAATTAACCCTGTAACTGGTGTTGTTGATACTATTACTGGTATCGATTCTGGAGCTACTGAAGCTCACGCTGTACGTAAAGGAGCTACTGTTGTAGCAACTGTTAACGGTGTAGTTTTTAAAGCTCTTGTAACTGCTGGAGCTGAAACTTCAACTTCACAATTAACTATTCGTCCTTACAATGCTGAAAATGTAGATGATATTTCTGGTATTGCTGTAGATGACAACCAAGTTATTAAATTCTTTGTTTACGGTTCTGAGTTTAAAAAAGGTACTGATTCAATGACTGAGTCTATTGAGCCAAACTTCCTTTCATTAGATAACCGTCCAATGATCATCAAAGATCACTTTGAAATTTCTGGATCTGATGCTGCTCAAATTGGTTGGGTTGAAGTAACTGGAGAGTCAGGACAAACTGGTTATTTATGGTATCTAAAATCAGAAGGTGATACTCGTACTCGTTTTGAGGATTACTTAGAAATGGCAGTTATTGAATCTGAAAAAGCTTCAGGAACAAATGTATTCTCTTCTGTAACTGATGCTCCTGCTGGTTCTGAAGGTCTTTTCTCTGCTATTGAAAGCCGTGGATTAGTATCAAGCAACATGTTTGAGTCTGCTGAAACAGGACCTGAAACTCTTTCTGATTTTGATATTCTACTTAAAGAACTTGACAAACAAGGTTCTATCGAAGAAAACATGCTTTTCTTAGATCGTGATTCAAATCTTGCGATTGATGACATGCTTGCTGGTCTTAACCCTAACATTACTGGTGGTTTAGGATTTGGAGTATTCAACAACTCTGAGGATATGGCTTTAAATCTTGGTTTCTCAGGTTTCCGTAGAGGTTCTTATGATTTCTACAAAACTGACTGGAAATACTTGAACGATAAGTCAACTCGTGGAAATATCGGTGGTATTCAAGGTGTACTTGTACCTGCTGGTACTTCTTCAGTTTACGATCAAACACTAGGTAAGAACATTCGTCGTCCTTTCCTACACGTACGTTATCGTGCATCTGAAGCTGATGATCGTCGTCTTAAGTCTTGGGTAACTGGTTCAGTTGGTGCTGCTACCACTGGAACTGACAAGATGGAAGTACACTATCTATCAGAAAGATGTTTAGTAGTTCAAGCTGCTAACAACTTTGTATTATTCAAAGGATAATAACATAATGTAAGATTTACCCTCGGTATTAATCGGGGGTAATTTCTTACTATTTTTAATTTTATATATTATTTTATTATGGCAACAAAAAAAGCCGCTGTTAACACAGCAAATACATGGGAAATTAAAGACAGGTTATATGAACTTCAAGGAGAGAAAATACCTGTTGTATTTATTTTAAAGAGTAGAAATATCCTTTGGTTTGATGAAGAAAAAGGATATGAGCGTGAAATTAAATACGCTGAAAACCAAAAAACAGTTTTTGTAGACGAAATGGCAGGTAATGCCCGTCTAACACATGTGATCTTTAGAGATGGAAAACTGTTTGTGCCTAAAGAAAAACAAACATTACAAAAATTCCTTTCTATTTATCATCCAGATCGTAATAGATTTTATAAAGAACACGATCCAGTTAAAATTGCAGAAAATGATATTGACATTTTAGAGCTTGAAATTGAAGCTTTAAATATGGCAAGAGAAATGGATATCGACAGAGTCGAAGCTATTTTAAGAACAGATTTAGGTAATAGAGTTGCTTCTATGACATCTAAAGAGTTAAAAAGAGATATCTTGTTATTTGCTAGAAATAATCCTGAGTTATTCTTAGAA